GTCAGCCATCCAACTGGCAAGTCCAATCGACAACCTATTTAGAACTCGTAATATGATAGCTGACCGTATATTAAAGCTACTACAAGCTTTCTATACACAAGAAAGAACATTCATGATTGTTGGGCCTAATCCTAATGGGAAACATGTACCACAGAAAGTCACAATTAATAAAGAATCAGATGATGGTTCTAGCCTTATTAATGATATTACTGTTGGTAAATATGATGTTGTAATTGCAGATGTTCCTACACAGATTACCTTCCAAAATGCTCAGTTCTCTCAAGCTATAGAACTTAGAAAATATGGTGTTCAGATACCTGATGATGAAATGGTTCTAATGAGTACTCTATCTAGAAAAGTTGATATAGCTAAAAAGTTATCAGGAGATCAAACACCTGAACAACAACAGCAAGCTCAGCTTCAAGTTGAAACAATGAAGAAGACTATCGAAGATATGGAGTCTAAAGCAAAAGCTAAGAATGCTGAGGCACTAAAACAAATAGCAGATGTTGCTACACTTATTGCAGCTAATCCTAAATTAAGCCCATTAATGGATGCACTATTATCCACTCTAGATTCTGATGAGTCTACTGAATCACCTAATGAACAAGATCAAGCTCCTTCTGTACAGCCTGCTCAACCACAGCAATTAGGACAGACATAATGAAATTTGATGAAGCTTTTGAGAAACTAATAGGTAATGAAGGTAGTTACTCTGGAAATAGTAATGATTCTGGGAATTGGACAGGAGGAAAGATTAGCTCTGGTACTCTAAAAGGTACTAAGTATGGTATCTCAGCGGCCTCTTATCCATCTATAGATATTAAGAATCTTACTCTTGAGCAAGCTAAAGGGATCTATATTAAGGACTACTGGAATAAGTTAGGTCTTGATAGACTGCCTCCAGAAATGGCTTTTGATATGTTTGATACAGCAGTAAATAGTGGTGTGTCTAGAGCTATTAAGCTTTTACAACATACTGTTGGAACAATAGAAGACGGTATTATAGGGCCTAAAACATTAGATATTGCATCTGATTTTATACCCTCAGTACTAAAAATGAGATTTAATGCAAATAGACTACTCTTTATGACTAATCTAAATGCATGGGATGATTTTGGCAAAGGATGGGCTAGAAGAGTAGCAAATAATATGCTACTTATTTAACTCGTTTCACTGAACGTATCAGTGTTATAGTAACCTAACGATATAGGAAATGTATGGCGTTTAACGAAGAATATGATGATTTAGATGAAACTCTTGAAGATGAAGATCGTGGTAATGATCTAACTGGAGAAGATGATGAAGAGGCTGAAGATGAGGATTCAGATGATACTGAAGAGTCAGAAGAGGAGGGAGATGATGAGGAAGTTGAAGAAGAGGAAGAGCCTGCTAAACCCAGTCCTGCAAGAATACCTAAAGCTAGATTAGATGAAGTTATTCGTCAAAGAGAAGAGGCTAAAGAAAGGAATCTTTGGTTAGAGGAACAATTAGAGAAACTAATAAATCAAAAATCTTCTACTCAAGAGGCTGCAAAACCAGCAAAGCTAACTTATGATTATGCTACTGCTGAAGGTAAGTATATAGATTTAATCATAGAAGGTCAGACTAAAGAAGCAGCAGCTCTTAGATCAGAGATTGATAGATTTAGACGTGATGAAATGATGGAGTTAATCTCCGAAGTTAAAAATACATCATCTGCTCAAGCTAAAACAGAATCAGCTCAAGCTCTAGATCAAGATAGATTTAATACTCTAATTGAGAACATGGAGTCTAAGTATAAGTTCCTAGACTCATCTCACAAATCTTATAATGAAGAAGCAGTAGATACTATAAATACACTGTTAGCAGGCTATATAGCAGCAGGCAAAACTAAGTCAGAAGGACTCAGATTAGCAGTAAATAAAGTAGCACCCTTATATGAAAAAGAAGTTACACCTGTTAAACAAACTCTAGGTAAAAAGAGGATAGAAGAGTCTGGTAAGAAGGCTGTTGTAGCTGCTAAATCTCAACCACCTAAATCTAAATCATCATCTGTAAAGAGTATAGATCTTGACGCTATTAATATAAATAAGTTGTCTGATAAAGACTTTAAGAGTCTTACAGAGAAAGAAAGGCGTACTCTAAGAGGTGACTAGTTTGGTTTGCAGCTTACCATTCTAAGCTGAGTAAATTGGAGATTAAATGAGTTTCGTAATTAATAATGGCTTTAAACGTGTAGTAACTATTACTGGTTATTTTCAAGCTGATGGTACTCCTGGTCAGATCCAAGGTGTTCCAGTATGGTCTGTATCTAAACCAAGTGCATCTTTGGTAGTTGCTCCAGATGGTATGAGTGCAGAGGTATTCTATGTCTCTCCTGATACTGCTGTCGAAGTAACTTCAGTTGCTAATGGTGATCTTGGTACTGGCGTATCTCATGTAACTATTACTGATGTTTTCGATATGGTGGAACTTCCCGTGGTTAGTACTATTAGTGCTGTATCTGGAACATCTACTGTATCTGATCAAATCCCAGTATAATGTCTAACCTAGACTCACTCTTAACAGAGTTAAGGTATGCTTTCTTAAATGAAGAGAAAGTAATAAAAGGATATGTAGGACTCTTAGCCTTACCTAAAGAATTCTTAAGTGATGAGGCTAGGTTTCAACTAGATATATTATATACAAAAGCAGTTGTAAAACTGTCTACTATAAAAAATACGATAGACTGTCTATTAGCTCTTCAAAGTATGGGTTATCCTAATACATTAGAAGATAAGGTATCACACGATACTCTCTTAGAACTTCAAATGGAAGCTAGTGCTATACAGTCTGCAATAACTAATCTAGTAGATGGCGGGACTTTGATAGGTAAGTCCGAGGTTTCTCCTCAAATACCAATCATATAGTTTAGTACTCTAAAGGTACTCGGGATGAGATCAGCTAGTCCGATAACCTAGCGAGGGATTGTGTAACCCTCACTCTAAGCCCTATAGTATACAATTGTGTATCAATCATCTATAGGCACTCAATTTTTTTCGTATACCTTTACGTTAGAAGGTCGGCAAGGACTCCGTATGTTCACAATAACTTTAATATTAACATATAAAATAGGAAGCCTAAAATGGCGTTAACAAACTTCGCTGGCTTAACATCCCAGCAAAAACTTGTCTGGTCTAGAGAGATCTGGCAGGCAGCTCGTGATTTATCATTCATCAATAAATTTGTTGGTGGTCCTGATGCTGTAATTCAACGTATTACTGAGTTGACTAAAACTGAAAAAGGCGAACAGGTAATCATGTTCCTCTTGGCAGATTTGGTAGATGACGGTGTTGTTGGTGATAGCGAAAGGGAAGGTAACGAAGAAGAGATGAAGTCTTACAACCAGACTATCTCTATTGATTTGTTGTCTCACGGAGTTAGACAGAAGGGTAAATTAGCTGAGCAAAAGACTGTAGTTGGTTTTAGAGAAAATGCTCGTGACAGATTAGCATATTGGCTTAACGATACCAGGCCCTTAGCAGCGTAAGTTGTTTAGCAAATCCCTCTAATTGCTGGAAACTCTTTAAAATAGTTAAACTACAACATAATCTGAAAAGATAAGTGTGAATGTCAAAAATTAACTATTATAAGACAATCAGCAGCTAATACCCTAAAAAGTCTTGACAAACTAAAAATTTGTGATATACTATATGGGTAAAGTTCAGAGACTAGTCGAAAGACGTAGAGTTATAGTATTAACTTGAAATGGGGGAGTAGTATGCATTATTGTAAGTCTTGTAATGAGACAGATTTAAGTAAGTTCGGAGTTCACTCAACATCTAAAAAGCCACATGGTTATTGCAGAGTGTGTAGGAACTCTAGGTATATTGAAAAATCTAGAGAATATTACCAGTCAGATAAAGGCAAGTGTATAAAAGCTAAATCTGATAAAAAATACTATATAGATAATGTAGATAAAAGAATATAATAAACTTTATAGACTTAAAAATGCTGAGCATATAAAGAAGTCTAGAAGGGATTCATACCTTAAAAATAAAGATGAAATACTATTAAAATTATCTAATTATAAAAAGAATAATAAAGATAAAGTAAATAATCTATGTGCAAAGAGAAGAGCTAGTAAATTATCAGCTACTCCAGATTGGGGTAAGTTAAATTTATTAATTATAGAAGAAGCATATAATCTATCTAAACTAAGAGATGAGTTAACGAATATAAAATGACATGTTGATCATATAATACCTTTAAATAATAATAAAGTATGTGGATTACATGTTGGAATAAATCTACAAGTTATACCAAGAATAGAAAACTTAATAAAATCTAATAATGTAAGACTATAAGATATAGTCCGATCTCTATAGAGATATAGAGTGAGAAAGGATTTCTCGTAACATAATGTGCCAATCGTATGGATCAGCTAGCTTTCTTAACTATGGCAGGTATTTCTTATGCCTTTAACAATGATGGTTCTCCTAGAACCTCAGGAGCTTTCGCAAGCTTGTCATTTGCATCTACTGTCGCTGCACCTACTACCAACCGTGCTAAACGTTGGGATGGGTTAAATAGCCAGTTAGTAGCAAGTAACACTGCTGCAATGCTTGCAACAGATACTTTAACTTATAAAGCTATCGTAGATACTGTTGTACAAGCTAAAACTCATTATATTAAGCCTTTGATGCAAGGTGGTAAAGAATACTATGTAGCCTTTATTCGCCCTGAAGGTCTTGCTCAGCTTAAGAAAGATCAAGATTATCAAAGAGCAGTTGTAACTGGTGCTGATCGTGGCAAAGATAACCCTTTCTTCTCTGGTGGTATTCTGACTATTGATGGTGTTGTTTTCCAAGAACATCGTTTAGTCTATAATACTAAAGGTGCTTTATCTGGCTCTAAGTGGGGCGCATCAGGTACTATTGACGGTTCTAGAATGATGCTTTGTGGTAGCCAAGCTTTAGGTATGGCTGATCTAGGCGCTCCAGAATGGAATGAAAAATGGTTTAACTATGCTTCATCTCCTGGTATTAACGTAGATAAGATGTTTGGTTTATTGAAACCTAAATTCTTCAGCATCTACGATAAGAGCGTTGAAGATTTCGGTGTATTCTGCGTAGATCACGCTATCTCTTAATAACTATTAAACTGCCTATTGGGGATTCTCGGTGGGCAGTCTTTTAAGGATTTATATGAAAAAGACACCTAAAGTACCAGCTAAGATGCCAATGAAAATGCCTACTAAAAAGAAAGGCAAGTGCTAATTAACATACAACTCGGAAATAAATAAATGGCTATTACAAAAAAAGCAGGTCGTCAGGAAGTCATCCTGGCTACTTCAACATTCGCCTTAGCAGATTTGGTAAGTGGTACAGCGGTTGCTGCTATTGATCTACCATCTAAAGCTAGGGTTATCAATACTCTCTTGCGTATTGATACAGCTTTCAATAGTGGTACTACAGATGCTTTGGTAGTCCAAAGTAACGAAGGTACTCCTAAAGCATATATTACCATCGCAGCAGCAGCAGGTTCTCTTGCAGCCGGTAAAGTCTGGTCAGGTGATCCAGGTTTGGCAGGTACTGCCTCCTCTAACACCGCTTTCGTAAACCCAGTAGTGTCTACTATTGATATTAAATGGACTGGCGCTGGTACTGTAGCTACTACAGGATCAGGCGTTCTGTTAGTTGAATATATTAGAGATGATAGAGCCGAATTCTCACAAGGCTAAATAACACGGCCCCCTTATATACTTGTATATCTAGGGGGTTTTTTAGTATATAAGGAATATAATGTCAGAATTTAAGAATTTTAGAAGTCCAGCAGAGGATATAAGAGTTACCTCTGACTCTGGACATATTGCAGTTATTGGTAAGGAATTAACTCCAGTACACTCTTCCATGTGGAGAGAGGCATACTCCTTAGGCGCTTTATCTGAAGGTATGCAAGATCCAAGTATGAATGATTATATAGCTCAAAAGAAATTAGAAAAAGAAGAAGAATTAAATGAGTTATATAAAGAGTTAATAGTTGCCCTGGAAGGGGTAGTGCATGACCCAGTTACTTATCTTGATGCATCAGGTAAATTGATATATCGTAAAGTTATAGCACTGATAGGTCGTACAGAAAAGAAAGATATTATAGATAAAGCATGGGCTGAAGTAACATCTAAGTTAGAGGATTAATATGAATTTACTAGAGTTGGTCACACATCTCAGAACTGCTATATTAGATGATACAGGTGGACAGGGTGTTGACTGGACTGGCTACTCTAAGGATGACTTTGACTCTATACAACTGAGATGGTCTAATGAGGAATTGGTAGCCAATATAAATGAAGCTATTAATCTAGTCTACCGTAGAATAGAACCAGTTAAAGACTCTATAGATTTTGATATAAGTTCAGGAGTATATACCTATGTCCTTCCTGACTATATTATAAAGACGCTAAGAGCTAAGAGGGGAGATGGAAAGGAAGTCCATGAGAAAGATATAAATGACTTTTGGGAAAGAAGAGGTCTTAATACTAAGATTGGAGAGATAGAAGAGTACTTTCCAGATATAACAACTGGCTTCTTTAGAGTATACCCTATCCCAGTATTGGATGATACACTTACCTTAATGGTTTATAGAACTCCTATCACCACTCTATCTTGGGATGATAATGAGGCAACTCCAGAACTGAAGCAGCTCTTCCATCTACCAATGCTATACCATGCTGCCTTTAGATGTTATCTTAAAGACGAGGCTAATACTCTAGATCCTAGAAGAGCTGCTACATTTAAACAACTATTTGATGCTGAATTTCCAGAGACATCTGCATACTCTAATCAAAGAAAACTTAGAACATCTAATAGACCTGTTAGATATGGTGGGTTATAATGCCTCTTCATCCTAAAGTAGTTACCTACTCCTCTTTTAAAGGGATAAATAGTGTAGGTAATCCAGAGAATGTAGATCCTTCATACTTAATGAAGGCATTGAATATAGATATAGATAAGACAGGTAATCTGTCTAAAAGAAAAGGTTATAGCAAAGTTGATACTGCAAACTATACTTCCTTATGGGCTTCAGAGAATGGCCTAGGCTGTTATGCTGTAAGAAATGGAGATCTAGTAGAGGTACTACCTAACTACTTACATGTTACTCTAAAGAGTTCTATAGGAAATATAAGGCTTTCATTTGAAGAGGTAGATGGTACAATTTATCTTTCATCTCCTATCCTAAATGGAACTATAGTAAATCATACATTTAAGAATTGGGGTATAGAGAAGAATCATCTTTCTCCTACCCTATCTATAGGGGCTGGTACATTACCTGCTGGAGATTATCAAGTATCATTTACTTATGTAAATACTTCTGGTATAGAATCTGGTACAGGGCCAGCCTCTCTAATTAATGTACCTAATAATTCTAGTATCTTAGTTACAATTCCAAATATAACAGATCCAGAGATATTATATGCTAGAGTTTATTCTTCAACACCAAACGGAAATAGTCTTTATTTTAATAACATTGGCTTATCTGGATCTACAGTAACAATCTCCTCCATATCAAATCTTATAGATCCTCTTAGAACTTTTAATATAGATAAAGCTCCTCTAGGACATATAGTAAAGTATTATAGAGGAAGAATGTACATCGCACAAGATAATATCTTATGGTACTCTGAACCATTTCAATATACTAACTTTAAACTTGCATCTAATTACTTTGAGTTTCCAGAAAGAATACGAGAGGTAATGCCAGTTGAGGATGGCATATGGTTAGGTTCTGATAAGCTTTATTATCTATCTGGTGAAGAGCCTGAGAAGTTTAAACGAACTACCAAAGAACGCATAAAGGTAGTAGAGGGTACGTCTACTCTTTTCTCTGGAAGTTATATACATTTAGATAATACTCCAGTAGGCTATAAATGGTTAGTAACATCTGATCTTGGAATCTTTGTATTATTTAATCAAGGTTTGGTTATAAATCTTACATCTCAAACTATCTCTCTTAAAAAAGCTAATCAAGGTACGTCTATATTTTTACAAGAAAACGGTAATAATCAATACTTATCCATATTGAAAATAAATGAAAACCCTAACAATTCTGTTATGGGAGATTTAGTAGAAACCTCCATTATAAGAAATGGATTAATAATAACTTAGGAAAATAAATGACTTTAGAAAATGTACCTCAAGAAAATGAGTTAAAAGTTGGTGGTGTTTTTACTTATGAACACATAAGAGATGGAAAGGTAATTGACGTTTGGAAACAGCCAAATCTAGTTGTAAATGAAGGATTAACATATATTCTAGGATCAGCATTCGCTGCATCAACACCTCTGACAACATGGTTCGTAGGACTCTTTAAAAATAACTATACACCTATTGCATCTAATGTAGCTGCTACTTTTGGTGGAGCTGGTGTTGCTAATGAAGTGACTACAGAGTATACAGAAACAGTTAGGCCTACATGGACTCAGGCTGGTGTAACCTCTAATACTATTACAAATTCAGCGTCAGTAGCAGTCTTTACTTTTGGAACTACCGTTACTATATATGGAGCTTTTTTAATATCTAATAATACTAAAGGTGGTACTACTGGTTCTCTAGCAGCAGCCTCTAAGTTTGCATCGTCAAGAAATATGTTAGTATCAGATAAACTCAACGTAACCTATACACTTACTGCTTCTTCTGTATAATAGATGACACTCATACCGCCGACCATTCATATTAAAGGGGATCATAGCAAATCTTCTCTGTTAATACCGAAAGCTAGGCAACTCTATTCTTTTGTAGCTAATAAAGCTACACTGGCTAACTTAGACTTCCTAACTGAGGATACTGTCTTTTCTGATGGTTCTGAAATATCTATTTCAGTAAAAAGAAATGGTGTATATGGATATCAGCACGGGATAATAGATATAACATCAATCCCCAAAGAAACTAGTAGTCTACCAAAAGAAGTATATATGGAGAGCGGTTTTCTATTTCACGGTAGTAATTTTATAAATAATGAAAAA